GTCAACTCATCATCAAGATCCTCATCAAAAAACCGTTCAAATCGATCTAAAACTCTCATCGCTTCACTTATGTCAACATGAAATTCAATGCTCGACAAACCTAATCACCACTTTGACTTTTAAGATCCTCAGAAATAAGAAGAAGTAAAAGCTCAACTTCACGGCCGTCGAGTTTGTCGAATTCGCTTGGCTGCATGTGATAATATCGCATGAAAAGATGCTTTACAATGATATATTGCACTTCAAAGTCGTATAGATGTACGTCTCGTGTGCGATATGCTTCAAGAAGTGCTCTTACTGTTGAAAAGGGATTGCATTAAAAATAATAATTTCATTGAAGAGCCGCTCGGCAACCGCCGCATCCATATTTTCAACATCTTCACGAGTTAATTGTGGCTCTTTAACGCCGAGCACTATTGCATTAATCATAAATTCGCCAATGTCAAGTTCTTTTATTCTGCCGGATCGATCCAGCTTTGCAGCACGCTTGTAAAGCTCGATTTTCTCTTTGAATTTCCAGCGCTTAATAATATACTCTTCATTACCTATGCGAATTAGTTTTTCAGTTTGCATCAATTGTCACCTCTAAGCTAAAGTTATTGATTTAGCTGTAAACGGCAGTGTTAAGCCAATGAGATCGGTAGGCCGGCTTGGAACTCTAAATTCATCCCACTTGCAACCGGTTAAATTGAAGCTGTTTATGCTGCTTATTTTAAGTGTGAGTGAGAATTCAGTGTCATTTATGATGTCAGTTAATTCTATGAAGTCTTCAAGAGTTACGGTGATTGATCCAGTTATTTCTCGATGCTTCTCAATAATTGCCTGTGGCTTAGTATCCCATCCTGGAACTCGCTCAAGATTATTACGTATTCTAAGCTCAAAAGCAATTGCCTTAACAAATGCTGAACCATCTTTTAGAACAGCGTCGCTTGGCGGCACAAATGGATCAGTGCCGGGATCACTTGGCAACTCACTGTACTGCGGCGCAGTTTCACTATGATCCTTGCAGAGCCAATTCATTGTTACTGCAAGCGGCTCGCCGGGCCGGCCTCGAACAGTTAATTCATTTGCTTTACAGCCAGTTAAAACGAGATCCTTATTTATGTTTGTGAAATTAAACCACCATGTCACGCTCTTACTAATATTGCCAATTGCATACTGCATGACGTTTATCGTTGTCGGCTGAAGAATTGTTCTTAAGTTCACGTCTTCACGAACTTTTACATGCCTTGCAACATCGCGAGATCCACTTAAATAGCGAACTCTAATATATTGTGGTAGGATGGCTGGATCAATCTCTATAACGTCGCCCCAATTATAAGATAATGTAGCTGTATCTGTGCCGGTTGGCGCTGTGCCGAAAGTTGTTTCCTCATAATAGCCGTGCCTAACGGCATATCCACGCTCAACAACTAAACTCATGCTTTTTCACCCTCACATGTTTCGGCTTTCCTGCCCGCAACCTGCTGCGAGTCAGGGCCATCAACAAGATCCAACATTGATTTAAGATTTTGTTCAAACTCCATATACGCATCAACAAGCACATTCACAAACACATGAAGTTGCTCATCCTTAAGACGAGGAAAATTGTCATGTATGTATTCGAGGAAAGCGGTTAAATTGCGTGCGCGAAATAATGCAAGTGCAAGCTCACTAAAAAACCGGTTTAGCTTATCAACATTCAAGGCGCAATCACCAAGCACATAAAGTCGAGTGCTTTGCGGTAAAATGCGCCGCGACGCGCATACTCAACAAGATCACGTGAACTTACGAGGCGAATGCCGAGGCAGAAACTGCTCATATTTTCATATAATACTTTAATTATTTGATCTGCATACGTGTCGCGCAAACTCGGTTTGCCGGCCCACACGTCAATTGTTATACCGACTTCAAGAATTCTGGATGTTCTGTTGAACCAAACTGTGTTTTCACGCGTTGCAAAAGTATAAAGAATTGCAGCCGGCAACTTGATTTTTTCACCGGGCCACTCATCATAAACATGCAAGTTTTGAATATTATCTGAAAGTAGTGTTTTGATATCGCTTATGAGCTTCTGGTATGGCGTTGTGGCGCTCATTTCATGCCACTCTCACATAAACCTGCGATTTAAGTCGTTCAATTGCTTTTAATGCCATTTCATAGAACATCATTGCTTTTTCTTTGCCCCGTGCAAGAGATCCATACGCTAATGATGCAGCAAGAAGCGTTGCAGCGTGACTTGCAATTTTAAATTCTGGCGTGTCGCTGGTGTAGCCGTAGGTGTATGTGATTTCAATGATTTTTTCGCCTGAATCAACAGTGTCGCTGAATTTAATCATTCCAACGTTATGATAAACGTAGTAGTCTTCGTTTTCAGTTTTCTGTTCACCATTGATTTTAAGGCTGGTTACATTGATGATCGGCTGATTATTCACGAAGATTTTATCGACGCCGCCATCAAAATATTCGGTTGCGCTGGGCGGTGTTTCTCCATTTGCAGTGTCAACGAAAGTTTTGTTCGTCCAGTTCTTGATGAGGTGTTCGGCTTGATTAATAATTGATTGTAGTGTAGTGTCGTCGATGACGTCGGCTTCTATGCCTGCGATTGCCCTTACATCACTAATTGTTGTTAACGTCACTTCAAATCACCATTGAGCGTTTATAAAAATAGTGAAGGCTGGGCCGACGTGCTGCGGCCCATATAAATTCATCTACGCCGGGCGCCAATAAACCGGCGGATACTCACGTAAAACAGTGTTTGAGTTTCGCTTGCTTATGCAGTGATGATCTCAACGATTGCCTTGTCAAATAAAACGTCAACGCCAAACCTGTGAGTTGCAACGATCTTTAGCTGTCTCTTACCGATTTCTTTCTGTGTTTCTACTAGTAATTCGCGTTTTGGAGCTAGAACTACTGCGTCGCGCCTCATGAGAAAGGCGTGATAACAGGTGACTCCACCAGCATTTTCAGTTGTTGGAACCTTGCTTGATAATACGATTGGTATGCCCATGATTGAGTCCATTACAACTTTTCCGCCAGCGACACCGGCCTTACTAGCATCCTTAAACCATTGTAATGAATTATTTAAATCGTGCCATTGCTTTGGTGACAGTACGAGTACGAGGTCGCTTGGAGTTACATCATATCCATTATCGGCAATAGTCTTAAGAGCTTTTAATACGAGGTCAGCGGTGAAAGTATCGGCAGAATCAATTGAGTCAACATCAGTTGCATCTCCACCATAAATTTCAGTTATATTCGTATCAGCCTTGAGAGTTGACAGTATAACTTCGTCTTCCTTGAGCTTAGCGGCTTTAGCGAGGCCAGCATTTATTGCTCTTATAAGCTCTTCGCCGAGATCCTCAATGTCTTGATAATCAATGGTGCCGACTAAACCGTATTCGTTCAATGTTACTTCAACTGCGCTTACAGTCCAAGTAGTATCGGATGGCTCAGTTCCCTTCGTGAGCTGAGCGAACTCTGGAACAGTTATTTTTCTTATTCTTACTCTATCGCCTTGAGTTACTTGAACTACTCTTACAGCGCTCCTTAAGTTTGCAATAAGTCCAATTGGCTCCGCTTCAATTTCAGTCTTCCACGTTACTTGAGTTACACCAGTGCCAATAGATACAGCTTCTCTAAGATCCTTGACTGTCTTTAGAATTGGATCCTTCTCTTCCATCACAACACCCTTTCCTGCCTTCTCTTCTACCTTCTCCATTTTCTCCTCACCCTCAACCTTTTCTACTTCTTTTTTGCCCCCCACAGATTCCACAGCCGACGTGGGGGCAACCGTCGGCTGCGGCTCCTCAAGTTGATGAGGAGCATGAACCTCGTCACTTACTTCAAGCATTTCCTTGAATTCTGGCGGCTCTTTGTCGAACTGCTCATAGTGTGCACGTAAATGCTCATAAACTGCCCTTCGATCCTTAGCTGGAATATTGACGCCGCCACGCGCACCCATCAATGCAGCCATAGCCGCAGCAACGCCGCGCCAAACGACGACAAGTTTACCGTCGATCACGTCGTGATGCGGCAATTTGTATGAGCCGAAGTTTTCCGGATCATTCTCGTCATACCATGCAAATGCCATTCGATATTTTCGCCAATCAATCTTGTCTTTATCGCCGGATCCATCACTACTTGCCCATTTTCGTATTCTTGTGATTGCAGCGGTTTTATCCCACTCTCGTTCTTCAGGTGCCTTCGGCGTTTTATGTTTTGGTGGAACGGCTTCAGCAACTTCTTTGTCATTATTGTAGTTTTCTAGGCTAATTGTAACGTTGACTTGGGCTTCTGGGCCGACATCAATGTTTGCTTGTGGCTCGGAGGCTGCTGGCTCAACCTCAATTTTCGGCTCTGGCTTTTCAGCAACTGTCGGTTTAGCTTCAATATTGGGTTCTTTCACTTCTTTCAGGGAAACTTCTTCCTTTTCTTTCCCTTTCTCCTCAACTTTCTCTTGTTTTTTCTCACTCATATTCTCACAACAAACAAGTTTTTCAATGACCATGATATTCGCATGTGGATCGCCGGGCACGGCGACAAGTGAAAGCTCACAAAAACGAAGATTACGCGGTACACGAATACCATCAAGATAATCTATAAGCTCATAATCAGCTGCAATACTTACATGCTTAATAACACCGGCCCGAATCTTATCGGCAACCTCATCATCATAAATTTCAGCTTCAAAAACAATTGCCCGCTCATCTTCATCCCAATAAGCATTCACGACTTTGCCAACCGCATTATTCACGTCAACATGCTCCAAGTAAACCGGCACGCCAATGAGGCTTTGAGCCGCCTTTTTCAACTCAGTCTCTAAATATAAATTCCAGTTGCGAGTTGCACCGGCATGAATGGCATAGCCGCGAATCCTTAATGGCTTAACATCAAGACGAAACTTCTCAAATGATATTCGCCATTCTCTTCGAAATTTCTGGAGCTGCGGCTCAATTGGCTTTGTCTCGTCAAGCATATATTTGTTGAGCCACATGCGATAATATTCTTCACCTTTTTCTTCACCATATATTTCGATGAAGTTGCGATAAATTGTCTCAAAGTCGGGATGACGATTAGGCGGCATAAAACTCACTCCTTAAACATAAACTCGAAAACAAGCGGAAACTGATCACTATACCACATTTTTGCCTTCGAAAGATCCCACTCGGCTTTAGACTTGTCAAATATGATTGCACAAACCCATCGTCGGCCGCCGGTGCCCGTGACTTTCGCAACCATAATTTTTATACCTTGATTAGCGTCAATTGAATAGTATCTTATGCTTGACTTGTCAATCCGGTTAGGATCAACAAGAATAAGCATAACTTGTTTCGGTGTTTCAACCCACTTTGCACGATAGCCGAGCGCCTCTTTAGTCTCAGCTTCAGTTTCTTCTTCAATTGGAAATCCCATTTTCTGAAGCCACTTGCGGGCCGTCGATGTGTTGATGATGCTTATTTCTGGCTTGACGAGTTGTGCAATATCGTTAAGCGTTAATTCATCAAGTTTGGTGCGTGGGAAGCCCCAATTCAGACGCGGTACTTCAGTTAAATCATAACCTTCAATGAGTGGCTTGAAAATTTCGCTTTCAACTTTACGCTTAATATATCGCTGTAAACCGGCAACATGGCGCTCAACGGCTTCAAGCATTGCTCGGGCCGACGCTTCAGTTGCATTACGCAAATAACTTAAGAGCGGCGCGCCTAAACCCTCAAAAATATTGCGTTCAAGATATTCAATAAAATCAGCAAATCTTAATCGCGGATCAATCTCAATAACCTCATGTTGAATGTCGCCGCTTACAATTGGATCTTCATCCGGATCTAAATTGTTAAGAACAATTTTGAGGCTTTCAACACTTGCCTCATCGCCGCATTTCCAAATTACTTTAGGTGCAGCATAGCGGTGAATGATTTTTTCCATATCTTCATTAAATTGCTTCTTAATCTCCAAGAATTTAAGAACGGGTTTAATCATTGAAATGCCGTAGGCTTTCGTGCCGATTTCAAGATATTTTAAATGCACGATTTCTTCAGGTTTGAATTGTATTTCGCGGCCCGCGACAAGCTGCACATATCCTTCAATAACACCGTGCTCGTCACGTTTTACGCGAATATTCGTTGACGGTAACAATTTAATGTTAAGGAGTTTTTTACCGTCAAAAACTTTTTCGATATACGCGTTGCCATAAATGAGCATGTTGCGAGTTGCTCTAAGAAGTAAGCCGTCAAGATTTACTTTAGCTGCAAATTCATCGACAATCTGCTTTGCACGCTCATCTTCACATGAAGTGTAGTAGCCGACGCCGGCAACCATTTCAGCGATGAAGTCAACGGCGGCCCGCACAACCGGATCATTCAAATAGTAATACTCGTAAGTGCTGGGATCATCTTCAGGTGGCTCACCATAGTATTTGAAGAGGCTTGCAGCTGAGTCAACAATGCCTTTTTGCTTTTTAATTCTGAAAAATTTCTTTACGCGCTCAATAAAACTCAACTTTTCTTCCTCACAAACGGATTTTTTGCTTTATCAATGACTGTTTTCTGTGACCTTAGAAACTTGAAGAAGCGCTTGAATTGCTTGTTCATCTCATAAATTATAATTGTCATAAGACAAGTTTCTAGAAAATTTTCTTCGCCTTATCAACAAAAATTCGCGGCTTAGTAAATGCAGCATAAACAGCTAACGCGAAAGCCCAAAGCCGATCGTCATGCGTTCCAGCAGGATGATAAAATTTTATGCGGCCATCCTTAGTAAGCTCAAACTTCTCAACATTTAATTCAGCAATGAGATCCTTATCATACGGAATCTTAACTAAGCCTTCTTGCATCTTCGCTTTCAGTAAACTCATTATTTCCTCTTTACGCGGCAATGTTAAGGTAATGCCGGTGACGTTTGATAAGCCGGCCCGCTTCATATCCTCAGTAATATATTCGCCAACACCTGTAACATCAGTATAGATTCGCCGCACAAATTTCCAGCGATCATAAAGCGTCTTTACATAACCGATGACTGAAGCATAAGGCGTTTCAAGTGGAAATCTATGTAAGTGAATAAGCTTAACAACATCATTCTCTTTTTCAACAACTGTAACAACTGAATAATCGACTTTCTTACCGAAGTCAATACCAATATAGAGATCTTTACTGGTTATACGCGCATCAAACGAATAATAATCAAGCTCAGCATCAATACACTTAGCAATTAAGTCTTGCGTCAACCATGAATCTTCATCTTCAACAAATTCAGCTTCAAACTCCATTTTGAAACGCTGTGCCGGCAACTGTCGTTTCATCTCCTCAATAAAATCAAGACTTACAAGGCCGCATTTTACAACTTCGCGCCAATCTAGGAAATGTTTGCTAAAGTTTGGATCAATACACATTTTGTAGAAAACTGAGTCGGTGCCCCAAGGCGTTGAACTCACAATAAGCGTGCCATCCGTCGTGCTAAGCATTGGATAAAGAACTGAATAAAAAATGTCTTCATCATCTTTGAAAAATGCGGCTTCATCTGTAATTACTTGATGAGCCGTATAACCTCGCAAAAGATGAACCGAACATGGAAGCGCGACAATTTGAGATCCATTCTTAAACCTTATGACGGTTCGCAGCATTTTTAAAACAAGCTGTCGGCGAAGATCTTTAGGCAAGCTTAGTAAGAAGCCGTGAATCTTATCCATCATGATCATGCTTTGACGTTTTGATGGTGCAACAATAAGCGTTAAAGTTTTCGGGTGAGTAACTGCAAACCAAATGGCGCGGGCTGCAATTGTCGTTGACTTACCGCTCTGACGCGGCCACTTCACAACAATACGCTTAGATTGATCCCGCAACAACTTTTCTTGATAAGGCAACGGCTTAAAACCAAGAATCTTCACGCAAAACTCAACCGGATCACTCGGCAACTTAACACGCTTATATTGTTGTTTAAGCAATTTATCAATGATTTTTGTAAGTCGTTCAAGCTCGGTTCGACTCATAAAAATCGCCTTAATTGTGATTGGTTTGTTAATTCGATAATTGCATTCTTAAAGTTTAGAAGATTTATTTTAAACAATTCTTCGTTTGTTAATTTGTTTATTGGCCGAGTGTGCTTTTTCCATCCTTGCCATATCAAACCATTTTTGACGAAAAAAGACGGTATTGTCGTGTCAAATCCATCAAAATTTAAAATTATTTCCGGCTTCTTTCCCATCCAACCTAAAAACCAACGTTTTTTATCTTTTGTAAATTCTAAAAATTCATTTAATGAATAATCACGTGTAACCAATCCTTTTAAACATGGTTTTCGTGGAAAAGCAACCCACTCAAAATTTTGAGCAAAATTAAGTTCACTTTTAAAATGAAGCGGAAAAATCCAATTTATATGTGAAAATTTTTTAAGAAGCCATAATAAATCATAACGAAAATCAGGATAAACTACAAATTTAACTTCATTACCATATTCAACTAAAATTTTAAGTAGTTTCTTCACATTTGGTTTACCAAAACGAACAAATTCATTGTCAACAAACTCCGGAAAAGTAAGAAAACCAAGCTCTTTCACATATTTTATTTGATAATAATAACATGGTATTGCAATAATCATAATCACACCTAGAGTATTTTGGTTGGAATATTCTTGTGAGACGCTCAAGTTCACTTCGACTCATAAAATCACCAGAAATATTGGGCCGGAGGGCCTGAATCTGTGATGAAAACCAGGCTAGATGATTGGTGATTTAAGGCTTAGCAACCGAGGCACCTGCAGCCAGCGGGATACCCTTCCGGCCCAATTCAATATTTTCTTAGAACGTAGTATAAATTTATTCTGGTTGGAATATGCTGATGAGAATGTGAAGAGATCCCTCCCTTCATTGAGGCCCTACATGCCTCTCTGGTGAGGATCATCTATTCCATCATCTCTTCGAGGAGCTTTAGTTTTTCTTTGAGTAATTCGAGTTGCTTCTTTATGTCTTGCTCGTCATAGCTGTTGAGTATTGAGTTTATTGTTTGAGCAATATATGCAGCAAGCCTTGCCCACTTTTCCCTTCGCTTCACATTGAGTCTTTTATCTGTTGAGTAGCGATAACAAATGTCAAAAAGCTCCTTAAGTTTCTCAATTATTTTTTCACGTTCAAGCTGCGTGTCAATAGCCATTAAACTCTCAAATACGCTTTTCATTTCACTCACCTTAAATCACCTTCTTCACTTTTCGCTTTACTTCGCGGATTTGCTCGCGCACTGTTTCAATTTCGCTTTCATAGTCGAAGTCGAAGGCCTGCCAAATTTTTAGCTGCATTTCCGGCTTATCCATCGGGTTATAGAATTTTTCGAATAGTCTTAATGCGAGGGGTTTTCGAACTCCCATTCAACTACTCCCCGCGTCAACTTATCATATTTTTTAAGTTTCTTCACGTCTTCAAAATACTCTTGATCATCAAACCATGCAAAACCATCATAAATAATGCCGCGATAACCGCGTTCTGCTGCTGCTTTATCGATGATCGGCAATGGATTAGGGCCGGCAGTAGTTTCTATAATACATATTTTATTCTTATATGTCGTTTCAACCCACGCATGAAAACCTAAGAACTGTTTTGTTTTTGCGTCGATGATCGCGCCTAACACAACTTTACACGGTATGTTTTTCGCTAAGAGTAGTGAAGCAAGAAGTAATGATGTGTCAATACATAAGCCGTATTTGACTCTGAGGGTTTGGGCCGGCTTCAACCAGCCATATTTTGAGCTTAATTCGAAATGATAGATTGGGCCGGCTGCTTTGAAGATTAAGACTTTCCGCTCAGTTGACGGCTTACCTTTCCACGTGAATGGATATTTGATTAGGCGGCATACGGTTCGTGTTGCTTCTTCGATGATCCGGTCGGGATCTTTATGTCTTATGCGTTTTACAATGTCTAGTACGGCAGGATTATCTTTTTGAATGTAGTCAAAAATATAGTCGAGTTCGCTGACAAGGCCGTAATTAACGGTGATTGGCTTTGAATTGCGAGTATAACGTTTAAGCGTCATGTTTTCACACTTCAAAAAGTTTTGCAAATAATACAATGAAACTGAGAAGAATAACGAAAATCGTCAAAAGTAGATAAGCTGAAATTGTAATGTAAACTAAGAAGATGATCCAGCCGGGCAATGATCCAGGCCGAAAAACATCAATTAAAATAAGTGCAATCAGCAAAATAAAGAATGCAAGCGTGTTAAAGTCAAATTCAACTTTCCTATCACTTTCCATGATGATCCCACCAAAATGGTGGTGGGGGGTTGGGCCGGCTCAGCTAGCGACCAAGTTCATCATCGATTATTCAGCTTTGGGAGGATCATCATCGCCGGCCCACAAGAACCTGCTATTTCTTTGCTTCTTCGGCTTTTGCGTCAAAGTATGCTTTCATAAACATGGCATCAAGTGGCAGTAATGGTGAAATGAGCATTGTAATGTCTTGAACATTAAAGCCTTTCAAAAGCCCGACAAACAATGCTGCAAATGTGCCGCCAGTCCAAGCTACTGCAAGCCAGAATCTGTAATCTCGCTCTTTCTTCGTCAATTTTACTTCTTCTTTTACTTCTTTACTCATTTAAACCACCTTTCCAAAATCTTACGAGTGTAAATATATGCAAAGAATGTGAAAGTTAGGATCGTGCCGAAAGTCGAGATGAGTGGCAGCCAATCGTAAAGCCAATCCAAACCTGCAAACGCAAGCATCTCGCAGAATGCGTAAATGCCTTGTGCAAACGCGTTTGTCATTAATGCGAATTTATCGTCAATGTCTTGGCCGGGCCGCAATGCAAGAATCATATAGAGAATGAAAACCGAACCGCCGCCCATAAATGCAACAGCGATGATTCGATTAAGCGATTCAGGCCATGCAGTTGGGAAAACAGCGGCGCCATGCGGCATTAATTTAATGTAGCCGTCGCCGCCAAGCCAGCGTAAAACAACGAGATGACCAAACTCATGTATCGGCAAAGTCATGAGCCAAAAAATAAGATATACAAATGTAAATGAAAGAATCTTGAAAAGCGTGGGCCGACGTGCACAAGCAAGATAAAGTTGCACTCGCAAATCACGTCGCTGTAAATATAAAGTTAAAGCGATGCCACCGACAATTAATGAAGTAAGCAATTCGAAAACAATGGGATTCAAGGCGGATCCTCTCACAAAATTCTCACAAAATATAGTTGTCATAAGACAAGTTTCACGTCACAGCAATATGCAGTGAATCATCATTTTACTCATCACGTGCAGCAGAAAATGAAGCTTAGAACCGAGATAGAAATGTCAAAAACACTTAAATAACGAAAATAATAAAATATTTTATGAACCCCAGCGGTTTAAAGAACCGCGGGGAAATTGAAAAACAAGGTGAAAATTAAATGTCGATGGCGGCGGATGAGGCCGCAACAATTATTATGCGAGCAGCATCACTCTATCATAAAGCAATTGAAGATCAGCTTAATTGCCTCGCAGAAAATGACGTTGATTTTACAGTTTCATATACTGCATTAAAAAATGATCGCGGCCACTGGAGCTTAAAACTTAATGATCCTTCAAATGTTAATGAAAAATTTGTTAAACAAATTCTCTATTTGATGCGGGATGCAGCATATAATTTTGCAGCAATAATTAGAAGCCTCGGCTTCAACACTGACGTAAAAATAAGCAGCAAAAAAGGAATCTTAATTATTTGGAAAAAAGTTAAGTGAATTTTGTTTTAAGTTCTTCAAGCTGCTTTATTGCTTCTTCAATGTCACTTAAACTTTTAATTGTGAATGTAAGTGTTATTGCTTTCTCTCCTGCTTCTTTAATCTTGAAGTTTGGTGTTTTAATTATCTTTTTGAAGTATAGTGTTGAGTCGCGGTAATCTGTTTCACGTCCACAGTCTTCTGCTGTTTTTGCATAGAAATTATCTTGTAAATCATGTTTGATTAAGCGAACTTTTATTCTTGCGAGTTGTCGGCCTGCCTCTGATCCACGTGGATATCTTCTTGATCCTCTGTAAGCCCAGCATACGCGAATTGCTTCAGCAGTATCTGAATCTTCAATACTATCAATGTCTAGAACGAGATAATTCTCAGTTTCTTTTATTACTTTGACTTTCACTGCAACCAGCTGATAAGTAACTTTATGAACTTCACTTGCTGCTCCAAGAACATCAATGATGTCGGCCGGCAGAATTTCATTAACATTTAACTCAACTTCCTCAACGCTAGGCTCGCTAAAAACTATTAGTTTTGCTTTTTCCAGCTCTTCTTTTGATCCGCGGAAAATAAAGCCTCCATAACGTCCTTCACTTGCATATCTTATTTCATCATTCTCCATCAAAAAAGTAAGACACTTCTTTTCTGAAGGAAGTCGAAACACGAGTTTTTTAAGAGGCTCCATCTTTTTCCACCCAGTAGAAAATTTAGAACAAGAAGTATATAAACTTTTCTATTCAGGTTCCCTTTGAATAGAACTGATTCCGAAAAATTTAAATACAACTACAACCACATTTTCTACCGGGTGGAAATCATGAATGAAATGGTAAAAATTAAACTACCATATTTTCCATTCATAAAATATGTACCATATAAGCAGTTGCTCAATGAAGTTAGAGGTACATTTCTTGAACAAGCTTTAAAACAAATAAAGGAAACTGGGCGAAAATATGCAGAAGTAAAGTGTCCTTGTTGTGGCAGAATCATTAGAATTTCTATCGAAGAAGTTGAGAGGTGATTTATAATGCAAGTTCAAGTTTTTTCTTTGGAGCGGCTTCGTGAGTTTGTTGAGTCGCAGCGTTGCAGCTGGTGTGGCGGTCGGCTGAAAATGAAGTATTATGATCATCCAAATGGGGTTGAAACTGAGGTTGGCAAAGTCTGGGTTTATGGTGAATGTCAGAAATGCGGGTACCAGTGGGCGTTATGGAAACTCTTAAGGAGAAAAAGTAGAAGTGTTACGTGAAGGTGGAAGAGTGATGAGTGAGCGTAAATTGAAGTCAATTAAAGTTGAGTTTAATGTGTGGCAGGAGCTTGTGCGGCTTCAAGGTGAATTGCAGAAAAAACAAGGTAAGCGAGTGTCTATGAGTGACACAATACAATATTTATTAGATAGATATTATATAACAAGCAGTAAAAAAGTTAGCGATAGTTATACAAAATCCGGCGGCGATGACAATTACGTTGAAGTCACTTAATTTTCATTTTTCTTTTTTGTTTTTCTAAGTCTAGTGCTGCTTTTATTCTGAAGTTGCCTTGCTCATCTTTGACGATTGAAAGTGATCTTACATGTTTTGAGTTTCTTCGTCTTGCTTGTGCAACCCGCCACAAATACCGCATCTTAATTCTATTCTTCTTCACATAATCTTGCAGCCACCGCCGCTTATATTCGCGGCGAAAACGCTTTTGACACTCATCACATCTAGTTGCCGGCCCACGTTTCCTAAAGATTCTAAAACATTCGCGGCAAAGCCGGCCCAAAACAACAACCAAAATGTATCTAACCATCACACATTCAATATCACGGATTTTCTTATGAACTTCCTTTTCAGTTCTCATTTATCCTCACGCTCCTTTACTTTTCTTTTGAATTGAAGAATTGCCCAGCCTTTTTTGCGAAAACAAATTGTTTTGATGTGTTTTTCTTCAATCCATGACAAACAAAACCATTTCCTACCTATACCATCAAATTCATATAATTCAATATCTTTGTGTTTCATTATCAACCGCATTTTCCTACACCCTTTTTTTCTTGTTGTTTGATGAGTTGCTCAATGATTTCGTTTTGAACGTCGCGGTAGAAGTCAGCGCCAAAGATTGCATGCACAAGGCCGCATTTTGGGCATACGAGTTCTTTTAAATGTATTGCGCCGATGTATTCAACGACTTTAAGTTTTGCGCCGCATTCAATGCAGTGTGAAAGTCGAATGTCAAGCTGCGGCGGTAAATGTGAGTCTATAACGACTTTATACATCCAGCCGGTCGATGCTACGAGGATCATGCGCTTACCCAAACCCTATACCTCCATTCATGTGATGATGATCTTGCATTACAAATTTCATAATACATGATCTTAGAATGCTGCTGCACACGCTGAAGCTTACCAATAATAACTTCAAGATCACGCAAAAGCTCCCGCCTCACATCATCAAGCTCACTCATAACATTCCCAAGCTCATCAACCTGAAGATTTTCAACTGAACTTTTTAGATCATCAAGCAACTCAACATAAAACTGCGAAGACTTCCACACCCTAAACAATCTCTCAAGCAGTAAACCAATATTCTGAGATTTCAAAATGATACCCCCTCCCCCTTTTTCATATTATTTTTATTTTCACATCTATCACAATGTTCTCGAAATTCACAAGCAACATAGCATTGCCAACGCATAGACTCATTTTGCTTCGCTTCGGCCGGCGGCAACGTCTTCGTAATAATAAATTCATGAAGCTGCTTCACACGATCAATAAGCATATCAAGTCGATCACGATCAAACACGACTGGACAAACCTTAATCTGCAACGTAGGCTTCTCAACATAAACAATTGCGCCATAACGGCAGCGCATCGCATACAAGTAAATCATAAGCTGATTCACATGCTCAGAATAAGGTAATTCAACATCAACATGCTCCTTACGCTCACGATCCCACTTTCTAAATGACTTTATGCTTTTCACTTCAATGACAATTGGCTCTTTAAATCCGCGAAGCAGAATCATATCGTCGTAGCGACCGCGGATCTGAATATCATCAATAATAATTGCGAATTCACCTTCATTGTGCAGCAACTCAATCTTCTCACTTTTCTCCAAAACTTCTTTAATGAAGCTGTGAATAATGTTGCCGGCGTGAAAGATCCTGAGCTTTTCACTTGAAACGGGTTTCGGCGGTGAAGTATAAAGATAAAAGAGCCGCCTTAAACAATACGAAATCATTGATGGATAGTAAACGCCAACAACTAATGGTCGTTCTTCACGCCTTAAATATTCATCGATTGCTTGATTAATCGTGCCTTCAAGATCAAGTGATAAGAAGCTATTTTCGGCGAGTTCGGGCCGGCTGTATGGAATTAATATGACTTCACTCACGTTATCATCACTCCTTCTTGAATTATCATCACAGTGAGTGATGGTAATACGCGTGAAAAGTGATGATAATCTACGGAAAAGTGATGATGAGTGATGATAAGTGATGATAATCTGTGAGAAACACTAAGCATTTTCTTCACTCTCCTCAAAATATTCACATGAAGCACAATCACAATGCTTACAAACTTCGTCAGTTATCCACTGTCGATCACAGATGATCTCGTCCAATATTTTGCAGCGGGTTAGCAGTAATCCGCCTGAAGTTACGTGTTCAGCGTGTTTGCATTTAAAGCAAGGAGGTTCAAAATCCTCAAAATCTTCAGACTTCATTTTTATTCCACTCCATAAGTTTTAAGTAGAGATTACCGGCCCGACGCTCTAAGAATAGTTTACCCTCATCGATGAGTTCTTCGATGATTGGATCGGGGTTTGCTAGTCCGTTGAGTGCACAGGTGTTCAGCAATTGTCGATATTCTATGCCTTCCGGCCGGTGTTTCTCTATGAGTGTGATGATCCAGCGCTTAAAACTTAATTTTTCTAGTGTTTTCTCTGTATTACCATCACTCATCATCACTTCCATTGTTTTATCATCACTCGTTATCATCACTTTTTCCGGCGTTATCATCACAGGATGTGATGATAAAAACAGGTCTAGTGATGATGGAATGTAGCGGCGTGCAAGTCGAACTATAAGTTTTTCATCGTATTTAATGGCGATTCGACTGTCGTCGTTACTCATTCGCATTTTCTTGAAGCCAAGCTTCTTCAAAATTTTGCCAAGCTGTGTAGGTCGCATTTGATCTTTTTCGTCTCGATTCATATTGATTTGATCAAGAATAGTTTGTAATGGTAATTTGTTTTTCTCGACGAGATCTTTACATTTGATGATTGCGTCGATGACTTCAGCTTCAATTGTTGTTCGTTCTTCTTCACGTATTATTGTTGCTAGGCTTTCACCATATTTAATCAAATTTTGTTTTACGTCGGCCGGCGTCACAGCGAGCGGTGCAATGAATAATTCAGTTAGGCGGCCGTTCTCACCTATCCGTACGATTTGATCCTCAGTTACGTTAAAGTCATCTTCAATTAGTTTTTGTATGCGGTATCGTAACAGTTTGCTGCGGAGATTGGCGGCCCAGTCAAAATCAAGCATAATCTTCACTTGTCGCACGGCGCGGCTCATATTAATTATGAAGCATCTTGACTGAAATGTCGGTGCTAAAAGAGTTGTGCATGCAACTGCCTTGAAGCCAAACACGTCATAAAGGCCGAGTTCAAGTTTATTTTCACCAACTTTTTCAACTCGTATTGCACATTGTCCGCGTCGATATCCAGCGTTTAGGAGTGCCATGACTTCAAGCATGTCGCTGCGATTATAGATTTCAGCTTCATCAAGAATGATTGTTGGGTGCCATGCTTCACATGCGCGGAATAATCCGGCTGGTCGAATGCTTGTTGACATTAAGCCGCGATAACTAAGTTGCCACAAAACTTCTAGGCAGCGCGTTTTACCCGAGTTGAGTGGGCCGATGAAAAACAGGTAAGGTACTACATTGAATTTTTCGGGGATCCACGTCGCCATGATCCAGCTCGCCATAAGCGCGTAATGCTCCTTCTCGCTAAAATCAATATGCTGATAAACATAATCATAGATTTCTTGCCACAACTCATCTTCATTAACGCGATCAACCGGCGGCTTCGGAATAGGCGGCCAAGGCAGCTTCTTCAAAGCAACCTCATTAATCTCATAGCCATTTTCATCAACACCGAGATAACGTACTGCAGGCCGCTGCACATGCAAAACAAACTTATCACGCTCTCCACGCACAAAATAAGCTTCACAATAAGCGTATTGACCATCATCACACATTACTTGCTCAAACAGAAACATATTCCGCTGATCAAAATAACCTGGCGAATACTTTACAATAACCTTCTCACGACTATTACGCCTCATTTCAGTCCCTCACAAAGAAATTCAACTATACCAGCGAGAATGAAGACAAAACTGAGATGAGCTGTAATTAAGAGAATTGTCGCGAAAATGATGTACATAATTATTTTGAAGAAATCAATTGTGTATTGTGAGTTGAGATCTGGACCGCCGATTATGCGATAAATTTCATCGGTTAAATACCATGCGCCTGTAATTGTGCAAATATATATAATTATTGTTAAAATAATTGTAAGTGCTAAAAGCAACCCACTTTTAATTGCGAAATCAGCCTTTTCGAGTAAAGAGGAAAAAATAAGGAATTTCATGGCATTTCACTCCATAATGTGCATATCTGGCTGCTTGTTGCGGCCCGGCTCTGGGCAAATCCAAATTGAAATGATGCCGATCTTGTTTGGCGGGAGTAAGCGACGCTCAGCGTATGATGCGGTTTTCGTTATCTTCCAGCCTCGCAGAAATGTGCCGGTAATCGCAAAGATCCTTTTGCGCTCAACGATTTTGCAGGATCTTGTGACGCGAAGCTGAATATTACGGAAACCGGCAACTTCATGTACATGACCAACAAGATATATGTCGGCGTCAAAGTATCTTGCAAGATCCTCAACGCGATTTATTTTGCCGCCGATCCGCCGGCCCGAGTAATAGCCATGAGTCGCAAATATGTCGATGGTGACGGTGTGGCGGCCGCGTTTGAAAACAAGCTTTACAAATGCAGCAAAATCAAGATATGGCACACCAAGCTTATATGCAAGCTCATCAACCCAATTATGATAATGACGGCGTCTTAGTAAGTCATCATGGTTTCCAGTCAACAAACCTAGACAATTATGTTTGATTGGCTCAAAAAGCTCATAAATGAATTGATACTGTTTTTCTGGCGTGTAAAGCTCGGGATCAATTACATCTAAATCAAGTCGTTTCTCATTTGGATGAGGAAAAATTGCGTTGGCATAGTCACCCATTCCGATCCAGAGCGCATCTTGATGTAAGATGAAGTCGCGGATCTCAATTAGTTTATCTTTATCGCAATTTCGGTGACCAACATGAAGATCGCCGAATGGAATGAGCAGAAATGTGTCGCCGGGCTTTTCATATTCGATGATGTGTTTTACAACGCGCATAGAAACGTCACCACTCTAAACCATGCTCATACTTAATATGCCGGGAAAACTCAACCCAATCAGTGAATCTTTCACCACAAAACATGCAGCGAACAGCTTTACCGCGTTTCAGCATTGCGCGGATTCGTGCGCGCTGCCTAACACGCGCATACTTAACTCTAACAAGCCGCCCACATTTTGGGCAGCGCTTCCTACCTGCCTTATCCGTCTTAAGCTCTTCCTTAGGAATCCATTTCCCACAGTGTTTGCAATAAGCATACTTATCATATTTTCTGAAGACAGGTCTTTGGATCGGCCACGCATTCAAAATAACAGAACTCACTTCTTATCACCCGCCTTGGAAATTGGGTAACGTTGAATGAAGCGATCATTGTCACCGCTTAATCGATAACGATAACCGTCAATTTCGACGAAGTTATTGCCGCGGGCCTTCTTTTTCTGAAGAATGCGCTTTAATTCGGGGAAATCATTACTGAAGGCCCACTCGCCAGTTCCGGTTTTGAATTTATGCCACTTCTCTTCTTCCTCATTTTTCGCTAGCTTTTCATTGATTTCCTTAAGAACCTGATAGATTTGTTCTAGATTTTTGTTAATTTTGTCAATTCCTTCATTAATTAAGTTGAATGCTTCCTCAAGAAACGCAGCAAGATCTTTATTCAAGCCTTTTCACTCTCCTCTGCTTCGAAGAAGCGGCCGCATTTGCGGCAGAAAAAGAATTTAGCGATGATTTCATTGTCGGTTGCAATAGTTAGTGAAGTAATGTTTTTGCTTTGACAATATGGGCATGAAATCTTGAGTGTTTGCTGGTTAAGCATTCTTTTTCACGTCCTCTCAACTTTCAATTTTATAGTTAAGATAACGCTCAATAAGTTCGGAAACATCTTCAGGATTTATGTGAGAATCTAAGATGAATTGAAGCGCTTTGCAAATAGCTCCTTTCTTATCGCATGGTTCTTTTAATTCACATTCACCGCATAATAGATCAGTAAAGAATTCAGCAATCACATCTTCTTTTATTGTCATGTTTCAACCCCCAGTGAAATTAGAAGTTTGTGAATTGCTACTCGAACTGCTTCGCCAATGTCCTTGAAGACGCCGCGCTCGACAAGCTGCATAAGTTTTTCATGAAGTTCTTCGGGTACGTCGATGATTACTGTGTCTTTAATTTCATGTGTCTCGAGGTTTGCCACGGTTTCACGCTCGTTCATAAAGTTTGGAACAGGTTCTATATATTTTTTTCTCTTTTTGTTTTTTCCAAAACAAGATCTATCCCGTATTTTATAAATACATAAATTATTTAAAACCTACACCACATATGTTGAACCGGTGGGAGGTGAAATAGAATGGTTAGAAAAGGTTGGGTAGGAGTAGCAATTCCAAAGGAACTTGCAGATAGAATAGATAAACTTGTAGGGCATTACGGCTATCGTTCAAGAAATGACGTTGTGGCTGATGCAATTAGACAATTGCTTCGCGCATACGGCCTATTACCAGAAATTAAAATCGAAAAACGCAAGGCAGGAATTGAAGAAGAGGAAAGTGATGAATCTGAAAATCGATAAACTAATATATTTTCCAGCTGAAAATTGCAATGAAGTCGGATTTCATGATTGTCTCATAATCGTTTTCATTAAGTTTCTCCGGCCCGAAGTTGCTAGCCGGACCGGGGTAGCTAATCATTATATTCACATTTTTA